TCCGACGATGCTGGCAGTGTCAGCAGCGGAGATGAACATCGCATGCTTGCCAGCTGACCTACTGAGCGCCCCCAGCTTGGAGAGCAGGGAATCTATTGACGCTCCCATCCCCGACGTTGCCGCCGAGGACTGTGCCATCTGCTGCTGATATTGCTGGGTGTCGGCGGTCAGGACTACGTTCGCCTGACGGGTGTCCTCCGATGCCACTCTCCGCCTCATCTCTACGCATCATGGCTTCGCGCTTCTTCGCCTTGACCTTTGCCTTTGCACTCATAATTTTAGTAGTGGGCACCAGTTTCGCGTTCGTCCCCGGAAGCGAGCTGGACTCGGCCTCATTAAAGATCGCCTTCTGATAGCAGCCCTTACAGAACTCATCGACTGCGGTGTAGGCGAACTTGTTCTCTTCCCACTCCCAGCCCGCAGTTCCGCACATGCTGCAGCGCAGTGAGTCCTCCACGAGATAAGCAACAAGCTTTGCGCGATCCTCGGGGTCCCACTTCAACCATTCAGAGTGGGGTATTGCATGCTCGGAGCAATACCCCATCTCCATCGCGAAGTTAGAGTCAGCCCTTATACGCTCGCGGTGAAAGGGATATCAAGCCCCCGATTGCACAGTTCCAGCGCACGACGCCAGAGCGTGACAACCTCACCACGCGACCATTCTTCAGAGGTCCAGATCTCTTGAGCATCCTCTAGTGAGAGAGGCGGCTCCAGGCTGACAGCAGCAATAAGAGCAGGAGCGAAGGTGTCCAGATTGAAGCTGGAGCCTTCTGCTCGCTGCTCTGCTGTCGGCGGATACTTGGAGACGATCCGGTCGTACTCGGCTGATCCGATAGCGCGGAACGTAAGCTCTACCTCTTGTCCATCACCCTGATCATCGGGGAGGTAGATAGAGAACTTCGCGGTAGCGCGGTTCTTCCCCTTGAGCATGTCAAGGGTTGCTGCCTTGCTCTTCTTGCTCTGAGTCTGTCGTGCCTTTACATCTTTTACGTCGGCTGAGTCAGCCATCTTCACTCCTAGGGCGGTAGGAGTTAAGACTATTCGGCGGTGCTACCTCAGGCTGCGACCGTGGCATTCTCTGCGGGCTCGGTGTTGACCGCACAGTTGACGGTGAAGGTGAGCACGGTGTTGTTGCTCATGTTGGCCATCGTGCGCGACGTGACCGAGACGGGCCACACCTCAACCTTGTCAGCGGCAATCGGCTTGTTACCGGTACCGCCACCACCGAACCTGCTGATGATGAAGAAGCCGTGCGTGCCACGCGGGAGCAGCGTCCAGGCTGCATCGGTGGTGTCATCGCGGTACAGGTCGATGTCGAACGTCGCCTGTGAGGTACCGGTCGTGCTGGTCTCAAACAGAGTGTCGAACGCCGGAGTCGGCACGGTGTTACCGCGTGACGAGGCGTTCAGGCTAATCACATACGACGTGAGGTTCTGTGCAGAAGTGACCTGAGCAGCAGTCGGGGCAGCGATGTTCGTAATCGTGCCCGTAGCAGCAAAGCCCACCCAGGTGTTCTCATTCGGGATAATGCGAGCCATGAGTTATTCCTTCTGGTCAGTCTGGTCCACATTGGACCATTCGGTAGGCGTTAGAGGCTGATCACTTTCGTCACCACCACTACTTCCATCTTCCACAAGAGTCCAGCCGTCAGCTTCCCAAACAGGCACAGCTTCCGGCATACATTCGGCTACTACGCCGTCCTTCTTGATGCTGACCATCTTCCTCATTTAAGAGATCTCCTTGCTTACCCAGATGTCGAAAGCATCTGATTGGACGTAATAGTCGGGGAAGGAGCTTTTTACTCGCATGACGCCCCCGATACTGACGTTGCGTGCTTGCTGCACTCTCCAGTTACCGAACGCTCCACAATTCACTGTGACTCGTGTTGTGCTAACCAGTACTGCTCTCATCTTGTCAGCTATCCATTCAACTTGTTCACGTGTTACCGCGTTAAAGCTGATGGTGTAGCTGAGAATGTGTTCACTAGAAGAATCGCCCATAGAGCCAGCCGTAGGACGCCCTGTACCGGGCATAGACGACAGCCAGGGGAGGAAGTGCGATCCGGCGTCGTTAGGCTGTCCCTGCCAGCCGTAGGCCTCTACAGGGGTGTTCCCGTCGCCTACCGGGAAGTCCGAAGTGTTCAGGACGCTGAGCAGCCACGCGGTGAAGTAGCCACGTGAGAGTGCTGTCATCGCAGCACGAGCCGCTTCATCATGGTCTCGCGGGTGTGGATGCCACTGGATGTGGCCTGCTTCGGAGATCTCGTCTTGGATCGCATCCAGTTATCCCAGCCGATGTTCTTCTGCTGGCCCATCCTCTTACGTGCGTCCTTCTGAGCACCCTGAGTCAATGACCCGATTCTGCGCCGCCCGAAACCCTGTTGTGCGCGCAGGGGAAGGTCCTTTGGCTGCGTTGCCATATCCATATCAGCCCTCTTCTGCTGTCCTGCAGGGTCTGGCTCGATAGGTCTATTAGCGCCGCCCTTCGCCGCATTCTTTAACTTGTCCGGGCCTCTACCAAAGAACGTGACATGCGTCTTCTTGCTACCGCGAGGACCAGGCTTATGGGTAATCACCGCACCCTTGAAGTTGGGTTTCATACCGACGACACCGGTATCAGCAGCAGAAGGATGCCCACGATCAAGGTGAGCAACCTTTCCCTTGTTGCCATGAGGAATGTGCTGTGGGTGGTTATGTACATGGAGAAGGTTCGGTCCAGCGATATTGGGATTCATCCCCTGGACATTTCTAGTAGCGCGTTCTTTGACCTTTGGATTTTTCGAGGTTTCTGCAAGTTCTATCATTCGTCTTTTCGATGTGCGGCGTAACTCTGGGTTTGGAATGTTGACACCGGTTTGGTCACCACGAGCTAAAGCTGTCATCCGACCAGACAGTGGATGCACAACGGCTTGAAACTCTTTGTCTTGATGACGGGTCGCTCGACCAAAGCGTCGTACCGTCTCATGAGCCGTATTGCCACTTAAGCCTTTAAGTTCACGTGCATTAGCCTCAGGGCCACGCGGGACGAAATCAGCAAAGTGCTTCCCTCGCTTAGCTGCCTTCGCTGCCAAGTTCCCAGACGTAGCATCTTCGTTGAACTTCTGTGCTTGGTTGCCATATCTGACAATGCTGTAAGGAGGAGCCTTCGGGTGCAAGGTAGGAATCTTCTTGAGGGCGCCACCCACCTGAGCAATACCCTTCGACACATCGTCAATACCGAATGCGCTGATCACTTCTTACCGCCGATAAGGTTGACGCCGACATCGGCAGCAGCAGGACCAAGCTCATTCAGGAACTGCTCCATCGCGGGACGAATGTAAGGGTGTGCCTTCACACCGGGGTGCATGACTTTCTTCCGAAAGACTGTGGCGCCGCCCACCTTGAATGCCAACGCCTTCTTGTTCTTCGCGCGGATCTCATAGGGACCCTGGGTGCCATACTCCTGGAACCCTGCGTACGGAACGGTGTCGAGGTTGACGCCAACAGTGACTGAATCATCGGTCTTCTTGATCAAGATGTTGGAGCGCAGCTTGCCGGTATCGACTGGTGCATAGCTCTGCGCGTCAGCCTGGATCTTCTCCGCGAACTGCTCCAACAGATCCATGATCTGAGGCTCAGCATGCTTACCCGCGTCTTTGAGGTCCTCAGCGAGTTCAGAGAAGTCGAGCGAGTTGCTGCTCATCGTCTCTTCTTCTTTGCTCTCAGCCCAGCCTTGTTGGCTTTCAAGCCCTGATGGATCGCGTTGCCCGCAAGACCAACAGCCATAACGCCCGCACCAATGCCCTTGACCTTGGTAGCTCTCATCATCTTTGCTGACTTGGCGTAGACCGGAGCGGTAGTGGCATGAAGTTTGTTGGCTGCGTGAAGCTTCGCTTCTCCAGCCTTGATGTCTCTAATATGTGTCTTCAGATTCGAAGAGCCCAACTTGTCATGCCAATCCCGAGCAGCATCAACATGCATCTCTTTTAATTCGCCACCAGCGTGGGCGCGTGCATGTTCTACCTTGTCATGGACTTGCTTAATTCTGTCGTGAGTCGGCTTCTGGTACTGGTAATCGTCTGCTTGCTTCAGCCCATACATAGTCGACCCATACGCGCCAGCACTCGATGCCATGGACGCTAAATTGTGCTGATCCTTCCTCGGCATCTTTTTCTTGCTGATGTCCTCAGGATGCTCAACTCCGAATGCACTACGCATGTGGGACACGCTCCTCTATCACTGAGACATTGAAGCGACGAGTTGCTCGGAGTTCACCAGACTTCGCCATGTCAGTAATGACAAAGAGCCGACCTATCAAGTTGGTGTCCACGCGCGAAGCGGTGATCTTGATGTAGTCGCCCTTGATCGGTACCGGGTCTGCATTCCAGGGGATAGAGATCTGGGTGTTCTGCTGGCTGATCTCGTCCTCACCGATCATCACCACTGGACCGTTGGTTACCTCATGGACTCTGCACTTACCTGTGTAGATAGTGCTCCGCGACCCAGCGTTGCCGAACCCTGTGCTGATGTCGAAGCTGGGGTCGTGGGGCCGCTTGATCTCACACGTAGTGCTCATGAAGTCCTGAGCGCGTGACTGTACGAATGCTCGGGCGCGGTCCATCTGAATGGGGTTGTTCATATTCGTTTACGTTGTCGAGCAGCAGTCATCTTGCCCTGCACTTCGTTGTATCCACCCTGGAACTCTTCGTTCCCTGGGTAACGTCCTGGTGTGGCTTTACCCTGACCGATCATGTCGGCGCGACCTTCTTCTCTACCCCTGGCAGCATCGCTGAACGCCATACGATCCTTGAACCGCTGAGGATTACGCTTCACGCCAATATGAGCCATCTCATGTTTGATGGTCTTAGCAGGATCAGCACCGTTCCAGTCTTTGTGCGGGTCGCCATGCAAGTGGATGTTTCCTTGTCCACGACCGTTGAAGGTAGCTGCGGCAGACTTCGACTTCCACTGACCGCCGATCATCTTGCCTTGGGCTGGGCCTTGTGTCTGGGTGATACCTGGGTGTCCTGCCATAGGCGTCTTAATACCTGGGTTAGCTCCGCCCCATATCTTGCGAGCAGGAGATAGAGGAGACGACAACTTCGGCTTTGTTGGACCTGCAAGCCTTTCCTTAACCAGGCCTCGTTCTAACCCTGTCATCGCCTTGAGCGGTTTGTAGGCACCACCAAGCATCATCGCCTTAACGATGACGTGCTCGACTCCGAAAGGGCTCATCATTTATTAGTAAGTTCTTCCCAGAGACCTTTGGGATATCCGCCCAGAGCCACGTCTGCCAGCGTTCTTCCTGTTGTACGCGCTGATGCCAGCGCGCTGTTTGCTTGCGGCTTGTCTTCCTCTGGCCTTGACGCTGCTCCGCATATTGCTACCCATCGCGCCCGGTACCTTGTTAGCCACGGCACTGTTGCCACGGCGCAAGACATTTCCAGCGGCCTGACCCACCATCTTCATAGGAGCCATACCAAAGGCCTTGCTAACTTCTTCGCCGTGTTCGACGCCGAATGCACTAATCATCTCAATACCCTGGATTCTCTTCTGGGATGTACGTGACGATGTTTTCACCGGCACTGTCTTGGAACCCTGCACTTACGTTGTCGTGCATACCGGTGCCGAATGAGAAGGGCTTCACACCCGGCTCCAGACCTTCGTAGGGACTGACGCCGCCCACGTCAGCTAGCGCCCCTACGAAGGAGTTCTTGTGTTGATTGCGGAGCTGCTCAGCCTGGGCAGCAAACTGCTGTTGCAGGTTGGAGAGACTGACTGAGACTCCATCGGCGGAGTACGACGCCTCTCGCGCGTACCTGCCAGCCAGGGTGTCGAGAACCGTTGAAGCGACCCACTCCACCGTGCCGTACATCGGGAACCACTTGGCGAGGGCATACTCGATCTCTTCATCGCTCACCAATGCTCCTGCTGTGTCGGTGTCTCCGATGAGATACCGCACCGCATCGAGCTGTGATCCCTGAGGATCGTTGGAGTATGAGAAGGTCATTTCTTCTT